GAAAAGAGGAACCTATTTAGGTTTTTTTAAAGAGGGAATAGTAGATGCTTTCTTAAATAAGAGTTTATACGAAGAAAAGAAAAGTTCTTACTATTACAAAATGGGATATCAATTTGGTTTATATTTAGAAAATTTAATAAAAGAAAGAGAGGCAGAAAATGAAAAATGACGTACCGGAAAAGGTAGCAGATACCTTAAAAGAAATAGGCATGACACCAAGTCAAGCCGGTTGGAACTGTCATGGTACTTATGTTCTTTTGCATAAAGCATTAGAAAAAGTGGCTGTACATAGGAAGATAGTTTTTAAAGAACCAACAATATTGGAATGTAATTCTGATAAGAAAGTGGTCAGTTTATTGGTCACCGGTAACATGGGAGACAAATCAGAATGGTCTATAGGCGAGGCATCTCCCTCTAATAATAAAAATAGTTATCCATATGCTATGGCTGAAAAGAGAGCCAAAGATCGTGTGATATTAAAGTTGGTAGGTCTTCATGGCGATGTATATGCAGAAGATGAGGCTGATGCTTTTAAGGAAGAAAGACCGGCTGATATAAAAGGTGGCACTATAGATAATGGATCTGAGGAAACAAAAGAAGATCCACCAAAGGATGATCAACCTAAAGAGATTATGAAAATAAAAGAGGTTAAGTCCGGCAAGGTAGAAAACATTAACTTGAAAGAAGATGTTGCTAATATAAAGCAAGTATTTTTAACTTTCATGCCGGAAGACAGCATAGAGGAACTGCGTAGTTTTAAAAATTCTAATGCAGAGGCTCTGAAGACGTTGAAAGAACTAGATGCTATGGCATTTGGGGAAGTATCAACAGCCTTTATTGCAAGGGCAGATAAAATCAAATCCAAAGAACAAGGAGAATAAAATGGAAAATGAATACCCACCAAGTGGAACTCTTTTTGAGGCTAAAACTAGACTATCTGATAGGTCTCCGGATTACACCGGACAACTAGAATTGCCACCGGAGGTAGTAGACGATTTAGCTAAACAAATTAAAGATGGTGCGAGAAAGCCTAAACTTAGTATTATAGGTTGGAAAAAAGTTAGCAGTAAAAGTGGTAAGCCATTCTTATCTTTAAGAGGTAATGTTTTTGAGCAGTACAATGGTACAGATAATGCTGAAAAAAATCTTCAATACAAAGAAAAGAAGATACAAGAGGCTAATGAAACTAAAAGCAGTAGCTTTGATTTAGATGACGAAATTAAGTTTTAATGGAGATAAAAATGGAAGAAGAAAAGCAGATTGAGGGAGTTAATTTTGAGGCTGTCAAAACATCTATGATGCAAGATAAAAATGGAACAAATATTAGGTTAACAATACATCCTAATGATGTGCCACCACAGTTGCATAAAGATTGGGTTGGATCTAGATACATGGTTGTTATGGTAAAACTTAATGAAGATGGCACACCGGATGGGGGCGAAAACGATGACATTAAGGAAATCTGATAACGAAATAGATACTGAGGCAGATTTTTTAACTTTCGATGCTGTCGCAAAATATCTTTCTATGAGCAGAATGTCTTTATACAATCTTATAAATAACGAAGAACTTAGTTTTCCAAAATCCTTTAGTGTTACCAAAGCTGAGAAACGTAAAAAAAGACTTTGGGATAAACAAGAGGTTAAAGATTGGGTAAAAACCAAGCGAAACGAAAAAGTTACGTAAAGTTATGACTAGGGTAAAGTACGAGACGCTAGAAAACCTCACAGAAGAAAAAAATATATTAGGATACATCTCACAAAAGTGGGATGTATCTTGTTCTAAGATGCCAATATCGTACAAATTAGATTATGCAATGTACAGAAATGATGAGTTAGTGGGATTTGCTGAAGTTAAGTCTCGCACTCATGCCTTCAGGACATTTGACACATACATAATTTCTTTATCAAAAGTAATGACAGCTAGAAGACTAGCATCTGTTACCACCACTAAATCATTGTTAATTGTAAATTGGAACAACGTAATAGGTTGGATTGATTTTTTCTCTGACTTCTCTGTTCGACAGGGAGGTAGGTCAGACAGAAATGATTGGCAAGATCAAGAGCCAATGTGTCACTTTGATATTGATGATTTTAAAATAATTTCGGACTCTGTTTTATCGGCAGCCGAAATAAAGGAGAGAGAATAATGAAATTATACGATGAATATAAAGAAGCATTTATAGGAACTACTATAAGTGCTTTCAGTAGAAATCAAGTTGCATTATATGATTATGATAAGTGCATAATGATATTGATGCATGACAATAAATGGAGTGAGGAAGAGGCTGTGGAGTGGTTTGATTTTAATACCATAGGTGCATGGGTTGGCGATGACACTCCAATATTCATCAATCAACATAAGATTAGCGATATAGAGGAGTATTTAGATGAAGAATGACAATGTAAACAGACCTAATCATTATAGAAAAGGTAAGGTTGAATGTATCGATGCAATAAAGTCTGCATGCGAAAACGGATATGAGTACTATTTACAAGGAAATATTATTAAGTATGTTTGGAGGCACAAGCACAAGAATGGCTTAGAGGATCTTAAGAAAGCAGAATGGTATCTTAAAGAGTTAATAAAAACAAAAAAGAAAAAGTAAAGCTGTATTTGATGCCACCGGGGTCTGATTCGACTAGACTAAAACTTTACGTAAACTTTTTGTCTAGCATAGATTAATAACACCACTCAAATCAATAACGTAGCTGTAGGCACTACTATCATGCATCGTGTGCAGATCTATCTTTCTTTAAGACCTACTTCCCTCATAAGCACAACACCTTTTCTCATAAGTTCTTGGATCTTTTCAGTTCTAAGTTTTATGAGCTTTGTTCTAGTTTCATCCGGTATTCTAAGGTTTCTTTCCAATTCTCTTATTTGCCTTAACATTCTATTCCTAGCATTGTCTATAGCTTTAAATCTTCCAAGTATCCTCAACTCATCACCGTACCTAGCACGAAGTCTTCTTATATCTTCTATATCGCCTCTTCTGTTTGCCAAATCTAATCTAGCAAATATAGTAAACAATCCTTTTCTATTCTCTAAATAAGTTTGTGTGTCCACTCTTTCAGACGGCTGGGCAATAACCTTACGTAAAAAAGGTATTCTTGATTCTATGTTGCCATCAAAGTCTCCGGTTATAACATCCGGTATAACTCCAAAAGCTAAGTTTCCAAATCTATTAACTGTAGCACCTGCACCACCGGTTACAAATTCAATCCAATATTCTATAACATCCGGAGACCAATCAACTATCCCACTTTCAACTTCATCGCCACCGGTAATACTGTTTAACTGATCTACTATAAACTTAGGTATGGTTCCGGTATTGCCCCAATACTGTTGACTGTCCGGTCTAGGCGAAGATGCGTACATAGGACTTTCTTTGTATATAGGATCGCCTCTATAATTTACATTTAAACCAAGTTCTGCAAGAGGATCTAAAACTGTAGGTAAAGCGTATGTCTGCCAATTTTCTATAGCACCAAATGGACTTAGTGTTTCCATAGTTGTGTTAAATATAGAGCCACTTGCTTGACCAAATGTGTATTCGCCTCGTGTATAGCGACTTAATGATCTGCCTAAGTTAACAGCCATATTTAATCCATAAGCTAATGGTATCTTAACAAATTTCTTGTCTGATAATCCCATGCTTGGGAATACTAAGTTATGCTCTAATGTGTAATCGTCTAGATCATCATACTGCTTTATACCATTCTCATCTTCATCATCACTAAGCATTGCCATCATTTGATCTTGAAGCAATCCATAAGCAATCATACCTAGCCATATTTTTCTAACTCTTGGAGACCTCCTAGCCGCCATAAGCAGAGCCATACTTCCTTGTAATGAGGCATTGTAAAATAAATACAATGAATTCATTGCAACTTTATCTTCTCCACCTTTTGCAAAGTTTACTGTTACATCTCTCGCTGCTTCGGCAGCCCGTGCATCAGAGAAGCCTCTTTTTTTCAAAGCTGTGAATGTAGCGACACGAACACCGTTTTCAACTGCTGTATTATAATCGTCTAAAAACTTTAATAACTTTCTAAATCCTACCTTATGCAGTCCTTGATTTTGTGTACCACCAATATCATTCAACAACTTGCCCATGTTTTCCATCTGGTCTTGTACACTAGACATCATGTTTGTGGCGTTCTTACCACCGGCTTTTACAAACTTTAAATACTCTTGTGACCAAAAACCATCTGTGTTTTCGGTTCGTAAAACATTCCTTATTCCTAATATTGCCTTCCCTGTTGACAGTCCTATCTCTTTTGTAATGCCTTCTAAATCATATTGCTGGGCGTTAACAAGAGCAGTCTCCAAGTCTTTTGCTAAGTTTGGTATTACGAAAGCTGGATTGTATGTTGTGTTTACGTTTGATAACCATTTATTTAACTTAGCTAATCCTCTGACAAGACCATTATTAGTTTGTGGTTCTGCATGAAGTTTTAATGACCTAGCTATTGATCCACTGTAAATGTTTACGTAAACTTCTTGTCCATTTTCTTTTACTGCAAATTGATTAGAGTTCATTGGATCTTTAGTGGCAATGTATGCAATATTTTTAGACATATCTGATGCTAATTGATCGTTTGTAGCGATAGTTCCATCTTGACTTTCGTTCTCACCTCTTATTAACTTTAAAAAAGACACACCTACTTTGTTTCTTTCACCTCTATCAATGGCCCTCTGGTTCTGTGCTATTGCAGATGCTAATATATTTTCTGCATATTTAGTTCCTCTACCTTTTGCACTTCTATCCTCATTGCCCATAGCTCCAAATAAATTAACTGTTTTTCTTTGTCTGTTTAATCTGTCGTCAGTAGCTTCATCAACTGCATCCATGTCTCCTCTAAGTGGGACATAATTTTTATACTCTACTCTTTTATCATATGTTTCTTGTGTAATTAAACCTGACTCAAGTCTTTTGGCGTTTGTACTTTCTATTAAATTTTTTGTTAAGTCAGTTATATTTTTAAATATTGTCTTGTTTTCTGCATTTAATCCATCAAACCATTGCAATATTGCTGTAGCTTCTGCATTAGACATTCCTGAACCGAGTGGTCTTTTATGATCTTGTATTATCTTTTTATTACGCTCTTTAGCGTGTCTAGCGTATAATAATACGTCAGTTAATACTAAGTTATTATCTACCCCAAGCTCTAAAGCAGTTTTTACAAAACCTTCTTGTCCTGTCTCTTGCGCAGCGGCTTGTGATAGAGAGGATAAATTATTTAATTCATCTTCAGTAATATTAATACCTTTAACTTCTTCTAGTATTGGCTTGACTGTAGTTTCTTCTAAGTCAGTTAATTGTGCGCCTGTAGTTCCATGTGAGTTCTTTTCTTGTAAATATGTATCAGCAACATCAGATATATTATATCCCTTGTCTCTAAGAGTATCCATCATATCGCCAATAGGTTGAAACGAATCTTGAAACTTTGTAACTATTCTATTTGCGGCATCTCTTCTAGTCTTTCCCATCATAGGAAAAGAATTGCCAAACTTATTTATTATACTCTGAGGAACTATTTTTAGTCCCTTTTCTATAATGTCTGCTAAATTATTGTACCTTATAGTTTGTTGAGACTCCTCTATATAGGCATCATTTTGTATAGCAGTTTTTTCTCTTGGTGTTGCTCCTGTTAGACTAGCCCTTATGGCTGATTTTCTAATCTCAGTTCCTCTGGGAGCGACTCCTCCAGTTCTGCCGTCATCGGTGGGATCCCCTCTGGATAAGCGAGATCTAGATAGTTCTCTCTGGTAACTGGAATCTCCAAGCTCTGCAGATACTGTATCAGACTGTCCTGACCACGCTGGCGCTTCAAATCCTGTTGTCGTTGCATCTAAAACCTCCTGTCTTGCTTCGTCTATGTTTATATTGCCTTCGGTATATCTATCCCAAATATTTTCTATTTGAGCTACTTTTTGATCATTTGATTTAAATGTATCTTTATATAATCCTCTTATTGCTTCCCATGTAATAGACTGCATTTGTCTAGGTAGTATACCTCTTTCATTTGCGGCTCTTTCATAAGCCTCCGCCAACAAACCATAAGTACCATATGATCCTGAAACAGATGAATTTGGTATTATACCAAACTTATCTGCTCTACCTGCTTTCGTATATAGCCCAAAGTTATGATCAACTTCTAAAGATTTACCACTTAATGGTTTTAAATGAGCAGCCGCAACTGCATGCGTGTCTATGGTAGAATGGCCCTCAGTAGACATAGGAGTAATTATATTATTGTAAAAACTTCTTATTTTATGTCTTTTACCCATGACTATAGATATGTTTTCTAAAGATGGATCATCCATTACATCAATAGCTTTTGATATCTCAGACAAACTTCCCCATCCTGTTTTCTTAGGCTGACCATTCTTTGTTCTTGCGTAATCTAAAAACTGACCTTCAGGTGTTACTATTCTGTGACCCCTGTCATTATATGTTTCATCAAATATTCTTATCCACATAGCTTTATGCATAGGTAATTCCAAGCTATTTAAGCTGTTTGAATTTCTTCTTGGATTACTTATATAGTTTAAAGCTGCTTTATATTTGTCTTTACTAAATAATTTTCTAGCAGTCTGCATCATCTCCGGGGTGAACTGTATGTTACCAAAGTTTTTAGTTATATCTAAAACTCTTTCAGCCAATGATACATTCATATACCAATCTTTTTGTGGAGACTGAGCCGCCATGACAGCTGCTATAACTTCTGGGCTATAGCCATACTCTTGAGAAAACCTATCTACTATAACTCTAGCGCCATCATACCATTTAGAAGATCTATCTCTTGTTTCAGGGTCTATTGAGTCATGTATAAATAAAAGATTGTCTTTTGCTGCTTCAATATAATCTTCTATTATTTCTAAATCTGAAAAGTTTGCGTAAAGTTTTGAGTTTTGAGATATATTATATCCCTTAATAAGGTTGGCTGCTTTCCTTGCAAGTTCCTTATCATTTCTAATTGCATCTCCATTAACAAACAACAAGCTCTGTAAAGGATCGTCTGTTCTTGACTGTGCTGTAGGAAATCTTGTACTTATAGTATGCTCTTGCCCCCGCGCAAGAACAGCAGACCTCATTAATCTAGTAGCATCGTCTCCGCGATTTTGATTAATTCTGTCTTTATATGCCTGATTATATTTTTGAGGCTGATATGTTTCTGATATTTTTAACTCATTAAACATAGCTGCGGTAAAACCACGACCTGCTGATTTAGCCCAGTAACCACTTGCACCAGACTCTTTTATCATACGTTCCATCGCAGTTGTTATATAGGCTACTCTATTTGCACCTGCTAAATTAGGCATTTCTTTTGTGGCTTCTGCATTTGCTAATCCGTTGTAACCATTTTCATCTTTTGCCCAATCATACATATCATTATAAGGCACTTGTATTTCGTAAATATTTTCTCCAACATTTGGCTCAGGATTGTAGCCGTCAGGATCTGTAATATTTATGGCATAATAACTTCTAGCAGGATATCCCGGATAGGTTCTTCTCCTCTCTTCACCGCGCATAAATAGATTAGATCTTTGTTTTTCTGGATCTACGCTTTGTAGGCCCTCAATAGGAGAAAAGTGTGTAAGTGTTACTGTACCTTCCTTCGTGACTTCAGGTTCGCGCCCCTCTTGTAGTGGCTTGCTCTTGCTAAGTACATCTGCTTGTCCTCCTCCTCTTCTCTCATATCTTCCTCTGTCGCTGGAGTCATCTCTAACTCTACTAAATTGTTGACTTCTTCTTTTGACTTGTTCATTAATCTCTCCTTTTATGTCATTTGCTAAACCATCTTCCATAACAAAATCTGACAATACTGTTACTTTCTGTTCAGCGTATTGTGTTTCTTCTGCTTTGTTTTTACTGTTTCTATTTTGCTCACCTACAGCATCACTGTAGTTTACCCATGAGTTTTGACCTCTTGTTTCTGTAGTCATAGCTTTAGCGGCTAATGGGCTATACATTCTTACATGAGCTTGCCATGCGTTCTCTTCTCCTCTTGATGAGAAAGTAGCACCCTCTAATCCATGACCAAAATAATCATGAACTATTCTAAATAAATCATTGTATCTTAAATCTTGACCATCAACTATTTCTCCGGTCTTAGCTAATAATGGATTATTATCTATATCTTCTTGTGTAAAAGGCTCAGTGCCAAAGCCTGAATCTGTTGGATATACCCACATATGATTATTATTGTGAAGATCTGATAACATATCTTTTGATCCATTTGGATATGGCTCAGACTGACCTTCCTTAATCATTTCTATTTTTACACCTGTAGCTTTTACAAACTGCCATTGCTCAAATGTTTCATCGTTCATAGCTTTATAAGCATCCTGAACATCAGGATTAAACGGATCATGAACAGCCATGTCAAAATCATTTGCTATTCTTTTTGCTAAATCAACATCAACAGATACATATTTATCTTGTCTTCTAGGTGCAATGTTCTTTGAAGCTAAATAATCTGCTTTTGCTTTCTGTACTCTATCTAATGGCCCTAATGAAGAAGAGAATAAACTAGGCAATCTATCTAGACTATACTTATAAATTACATCTGATGGTGCGCCACCTTCAACTTTAGGAGCTTCTGATTCAAGCCAATAATCAACCTCTCCACCCTTGCCATATACCTGATTACCAATAAAAACTACTCTGCCACCATTATACCCCTTAACCGCATAACCATCAGAGTCAGTAAATAAATGAGTACCATTTACTTGCGCTCTATTTTCATTACCCATAAATCCCGGATTAAACCCAATTATATGATCTGGGCTATCAACTATGTCTTGTATTTCTTCTCTTGTTAACTGTTGTATTTCACCTACACCAGATGCCATAGGATGTTTTGCAACTTTGCCATTATATATATCGGCTCGAGATGATTGTTTTATGTCAAACTTTACATCATTAGCTAATGCCACTGTATGATCATAACCAACAGCTTCACTATATTTAGTTCTGTCTTTTGTATTTACATTGTGTATTGATTGAGTAACTTGTTTCTTACCATTAGCAAGTGTAATAAAACCATTTAAATTAGGTCTTATTCCAACCAGTGTGCCATTTGGCATTGATCTGTTTTTAAATGTTTTAAGTTTAACATTCTTAGGCATAGCCTCATAATATTCTGTATCACCTAATACTTTTGGTATGTAAATTCTAGAATTCCTTACATCTTCTCTTTGATTAACATCTAGGTAATCTCTATCTGGCCGATCTTCCCTAGCTCTTCTGCCTATTTGTTTTTCTTGATCAGTTGTTTGTATATTATCAAATATAGCATCTATATCTTTAAAGCCTTCGTTATTATGAACCGTAAAAATGCCTTTAATAAAACTAATAATTTTATCAAATAATGATTTGGGCTTTCCACCAAGATTTAATTTACCAGATGCATAATCT